GGGCGGGGGGGTGCGGGCGGGGGGGGGCTCGGCGCCCCCCCCGCCGCCCCCCCTCCGTTAGCCTCGGGGGCTGGAGGGGGGGGGGGCTGGGCTGGCTCTTGCGGACCAGCGGCAGGGGGGGGTGCAGGGGGATCGAAATGGCGCTCGTAGGGCGTAGCCTTGTCGAGGGGCTCATCCTCATCAATCTCGAAGTCATCACCCTCTTCGAAGTTGTCGAACCCTTCAACGTCAGCGATATGCGACAGCTCGCGACGAACCATAGACTGGATCATACGAGACAAATCGGGGGGCTGATCGTAGCCGATCGGCGGGTGGAGGGGGACCGGGTCACCGTACTCTTTACCATCGGGACCGATACCAGCGAGAGCCTGAACACCATCCTCATCAAACGAGGGCTTAACCAAGAACTCTTCCACGAAGTCCCCGACCGGCTGGCCGGGGACGGTATTTTCAAGCTTCTTAGACATTGCAAGATCTCCAGGTTTAGAACGTCATCGACGTCCCTTCACGTGCGACCAGGCGCCTAGCCTGTATATTCTGATTTGCCATCACGTACAAGTTGTCCGCGGACGTATCAGCAAAGACCCGGGTAGAGGGCACACACCCCACGAACGTAGAGTTGAGAGCAGGGGTAGAGCCGAATTCCCGAGACAGATGCCACGTGTCGAGAGTAGAGCGGAACAGACCCGCGACAGAACTTTCCTCACGACGATACTCGTCATAACGATCCTGATAACCGAACGTAGTAGCACCACCGACCTGGGCATCGACCTCGAGACCGTTGATGCCCTGTTGACCGATGTGCTGCAGCTCGCGTTGCCAGTAATCCTCTTTCGAACCAGTCGTGCCGTTAAACGCACTATCAATGCCGCGGATCAAAGCACGCTTGGTGCGCTGAGAGTACATCGTTTTAGGACGTACCGACATCAGCGTCATCACAATCCCATGTTCCTCAAAGAAGCGCCGATACCGATTAGAACGCAGAGCCGAAATTCCGTGTCCTGCCATGGTCCCAACACCAGTTTGAGCGCCGGTCGATGTTCCTCCGGTCTGCAGCACTTCAGAGAACTGTATAGTCTGACGCCCACCACCAAGGTACTCGGGCCGTTGAAGCCGTGCATCTGAAGACCGCACGCCGAGGTAACGAAGATACTCAACATATCGGGAACCGTACCGAGCGCGGGCTTCTTCATATCTTTGAATAGCAAATGCATGTCGCACCGTATTGATATCGACACCAGTCGCGGTAGACAGATCGGCGAACACTTGAGGCAGATTGCCCGAGCCACCAGCGCCCGTAGCCTGACCTTTCATCCACACCGCGGACGCGGTCGTAAGCTGCCGAGCGAAACCAGTAAGAACCGAACCATCCGTCTGACGTGTATTGGCAGGAACAGCACTGTAGTTATTGCCATCCTCCATACCGATACCAGTGACCGGAGCAGTACCCGAGATTGGCATTGTGACCGTAGAGCCCTTGAGCACCCACGGACGAGACGAAGTCAAATAATCTTTTTCCCACGCGATATTCTGCAGTGCAGTGTTTGACGTTGTGTCAGAGCCATCCGCAGTTGACACCGTGAGGGCGGTAACCAAGTCCTCATCCCGATAGAACTCGTTGAAGATGAGGTCGTAGGCGCGAAACGGAAGAGCATTGAACTTAGTACTAGCAGCAAGGCCAGAAGTAGGAATACCCAAGTGGTCAGCAAGCGTAGAAACGCCCGCATTGTGAGACGAGTGCCCGTCGAAATTGTCCGACAAGATATAGGGGTGAGCGGAGGCGTTAAGTCCATCCGAACCTCCAGTGATGAAATTTTGCCAGCTCGACCACAGCAACCGATTTGGAACGAACCAATGGTGAAAGCGAACGTGCACCGGGTGCATGACCGGCGTGACGAGAGGCGCACAACGAACCAGCGCCGAGACAGCCTGTTGAACCGTATCCCCTGGCAGAGCTTCGAACCAAGAGACCGGAACCAGTTGACCCATTTTGCAAGTGAGCAACTTGTAGTGAGAGAGAGAAAACTTAGCGCGCTTCATAGCGATCCCCTTTCATAGACCTTCTGTTTAGACTTCAGTAACGCTTCATACGGCTCGTTGAGTTCACGAAAGACACTTTTGACAGACTTCGAATTTTCGAACGCATATAGGCGCAGAAGCTGCATGGCATACGCCTGTTGAACCTGCGACGGAGACGGTAGCTTTTCCTCCTGGCCGACCAGCTCACGGAGCTTTCCCCTTAGATATTTTCCAAGAGGAAAGTGTTTCCCTGATAACTGAAGCGTAGTGGGCACATCGCGATCCTCCAGATTGTATCGCAAGATTTCCGACGCCACATTGTGCATCGCATCGGCACCAATCCCCGGCTTCAAACTCATACGGGCGAACTCGGGGTTCCTCCCACCTAACCGCGTATCCTGAGCGTGAGTCATTTTCTTCACAACGTAACCGGCAATATATTGAGCCCTGATCGGGTCCAGTGGCCGAACTAACACATGACCAAGACCCCAGGTCGACCTTACAACGGAACACGAGGGGCATGGACATTCTCCAGCGATTTTACCACCGAGTTGACAAGGGCCAAGTCCAAACACGGCTGAATGGTAATGCGGCCTGAAGGACTGATCACCATACTCACCAACACTGAAGAAACGGAGCCTTCTTGGAGAACAAGATTTACGCAGACGTTTTTGCCACAGTTGTAACTCTCTAACTTCAACGGACCGAGGAACGGCGTCCTCATCATAGGTGAGAGTGCAGAACGAGCAGTTTTTCGCACCAACATCCAAAGCCTCCAGAAGAATTCTATGGGCCCATGTGCGACGCTTTGTGACTTTGCAAGGAAGGCATTGGCCGCACCCAAATGCCCCCTCACGATTAACAAAGGGTGAGACACATTTCATGTCACATCCTGTAACCAATCCTCAGACGACGAACCGGGCCGCGACGGCGACGCATAGACATTCGGCGACGACCGAACCCCCGGCGTCCACGACGAAACCGACCACGGAAACGACGACGACGGAACCGCATATTGCTCACCTCCCTTCAGAACGGTGTGTAGTAGAAATCAGACGAGCTCGGATTAAGCCGCCTCTTGGTCTCCGCGGGGGAGACGAAGCCTTTTTCCATCTCACGAACATGCCGGCCAATGGGATCAGCGAGCTTGTGATACTCGTTGTAGAGAGCGTCGCCAGCCTGAGAGATCGCGATCGGAATTTGAGCGGGCAGCGAAGCCCAATTTTGCATAGCCGAAGAAGCATCCTTAGTGGGGAGCTTGTGCTTCCCACCAGCATCATCGACATAAGTTTCGAACAACGGCTTGGGAGCAGCAACCACGCGCGTAGCCTGACGCGAAGCCTCAGCAGATTGCCGAACAGTATCCGCATTCACATTTGCGATTTTTGCGCGCGTTAAATCCATTTCAAGTTTATCTTTTTCATCCTCTTTCGAACTCATAGCGGACAGAGCGCGCCCCAGATTTTGACCCAGAGCAGCAGTACCAGCTCCAGCATCAGAAGCACCGACAACGTTAGAGTAAGACTGAGTAGCATTGCCGAGAGCAGCGAGTGGATTGATCCCTGCAGCTTTTGCATCCGCCACCGTCCATTGAATGCGATTTTGCGCGTACTCTTTTTGCGACTGGATATTTTGAGCGGCCATCGCTTGTTGAGCCGCCGCGGTCTTATCAGCTCCAGACTTTCCGAACAGACCACTGATGAGAGAACCACCGATCGAAGTGATGAAAGAGAGCGGGTCCATTAGCAGGGTATCCCCGATAAGAAGTTGCGACGTTTTTTGGTGTGATAGCCGTGTCCGGCTTTTTGTTTAGCGAACATGACTTCCTTGCGTACCATCCGTTGAACACACGGAATGACTTGTGCTTGGCGCAGGAAGTGAGGGTTCCACCCTGCACTAAGCAGGTTGGAGACGCCCGTAGTACGGGCCAGAGTACCGGCGAAGGTCGCAGCATGATCTTTGCCGGTAGGATCGAAGTGCCTTTTGTCACCGCCAGTAGGCTTCGATGGACGACTATCGGCCTGCGACTGTCTCAGAAGTCGATACTTTTTAACTTTGGCCGTGTCGTTCCAATCTAACTCGTTATGGATGCCAGCGAGTTGCGCAGCTATCGAAGCTGCGTAGGGGCCGCGAGACAAGCGGCCCTTTACAGTCCCTTGCGGAACAGAACTTTGTTTTTTTTTAGCGACCCGAGACAGATCAGCCGCAGCCTTTTGCCTCGCCAGAACGAAGGAAAAGTTGGGAACATTCTCGAAACGGCGTTCCCGTTCGAGCAGTTGAGAGAGGCGGCGCGATCTAGCTTCAGCAGCGGTGAAGCGTTCGGGTTCGGGGTAGAGGTATTTGCCTTTAGTGAACCAGGGTTTGGGCATATCTATGCCTGTAGTTTGGTGTCACCTAGAACAGTCCACATCAAGTAGTGGACGTGGGATCGGCCGGTTTGGCCGGGGGTGCTGGCGGGGGGGGGGGGTGTGACCCCCCCCCCGCCCCCCCCCCCTTAGCCCCGGGGGGCGGGGGGGGGGGGGGGTGGGCGGGCTCTTGCGGGCCAGCGGCAGGGGGGGGGGGGGAGGGGGGTGGGAATACGGCGCATAGGGCGCGGGCGTGTCGCGGGGCTCCACACTCCAGCACACTCCCCCATGACCCCCTCTCGCATCATC